CGCGGTGCTTCGGGTCGGACCAAGGCTGGATGTCCTACCGGTTGTACCCACCCACGGCGGGGTTCACTGCGGCCGACGGGCTGGCGTACCTCAAGTGGCTGTCGCCTGACGGCCCGGCGCCGGGGACAACCATGGTCAGCACCCCGGGGGCGCTCAAGCCGTGGTGCCGGCAGGCCCAGAAACGGTACCCATGGATCAAGGACTACTGGCGTGAATGACGTCTCCCTCATCATCCCGTACTACCGGAACTTCTGGATGCTCAGGAAGCATGTCGACGTCTGGGAGCAGTACGACCCGGCAGTGCTCAGGCGACTCCGCATCATCGTGGTTGACGACGGCAGCCCTGACATGACGGCCGAGGAGGCCCTGCGGTGCATGGTCCGCCCCCTGCCGGTGGAGCTGTACCGCATCAAGGAGGACATTCCGTGGAACCGGGGTGGGGCGCGTAACCTTGGGGCCTACGTAGCCAAGACGCCGTGGCTCCTGCACGTCGACGTTGACCACACGGTGCCGCCTGAGACCATGGCAGCCGTCCTCAACGTCGAGCTTGACCCGGAGCGGTGGTACCGGTTCTGCCGGTGGCGGGTTGGGGCGGCTGACTTCACGCGCAGGAAGGACGCTGCTGACCCGGCTGCGACGTTCGTGGAGATCCACCCACACGTGGACTCATACCTCGTCACCAGAGAGCTGTACTGGCGGGCTGGTGGCTACGACGAGGACTACTCCGGGTCGCTGGGTGGCGGGACGCCATTCCTTCGGGACCTGACGGCTATTGCCGAGCCGTGGCTCCTGCCGGCGTCCATGCCGTTGCATGTGCATACTACCCACTCCGTCCCTGACGCGTCCGAGACCGTGCTCAGTCGGGACACGAGTCGGTACAGTGAGATCCGGCGGCGGAAGAACCGGGAGAAGCTGCCGAAGCCGATACCGTTGCGGTTTACATGGGAGAGGGTACCGCTGTGAGGACATGGCCGAAAGTTCTCGACGAGTTCGAGACCATGAAGAGGGTGGTAGGCGGGGTGTCGCTGTCCCGCTTTGGTGATGGCGAGCTTAAGCTCATGCGTGGTAGCTCGCAGGTGCGTGAGCCGGCCAACGAGGAGCTTGCTGCCGAGCTGCGGCACATCCTGAAACACCCGCCACCTAACCTGTTGCCGGCTATCCCGACCATGCACAAGGACGGGCCGAAGCTGGACGGGTGGGTGCGGCACATGACGTCGTTCGCAGAGTACGTCGACATGGGCCGGGTCTACGGGTCAGCGTTCGTGAGTCGGCCCGACAGCTCGCCGTGGATCCTGTGCAAGGAGTATTTGACCCTTGTACAGCAGCTGTGGGCAGGCAAAGACGTACACGTCGTGTGCGAGAAGGGTAACTCCCTGCTTGCTCTGATCAGCATGACTGCGGCTTCTGTGACCCACGTCGTCTGCCCGTCGCACCAGTCCTACAAGGTTGCTGACAATCTCATCAAGCAGGTGCAGGGCGCCAGTCTCGTCGTGCTGTCATGTGGTCCTGCGGCGACGTGCATCGCGGCGCGGCTGGCGGCTGCTGGCATCCATGCGGTTGACCTTGGCTCTGCCGGCGGGTTCCTGCTCAAGCTGGCCTCCATGGACAACGGCCCGGCGGTCCGGGTTGTACTGCGGCGACCGGCTGACGTCACGATGGAGGAGATGCACGAGTTTCTCAGCAAGCACTACAACGTCCTGTACTTCGACGGTAAATTGCGGGTATGAAGGACCCGTTCACCTGCCTCCCTGACGGCGACGTGCTCAAGGCCAAGTGCCGGGCGGCGGTGCAGGGTGATGCTCAGGCAAAGTCGTACTTGCGCGGGGCGCTGCAGGTGCTTGTGAAGTACGAACGCAAGGCTGTTGCTGAGGTTGTGCGACACGTGTTGAGGAGAGCGACGTGATTACCGTAGTATGCTGGCTCTGGACGCCACTGACGCGCTACCGCTCGCAGTTCGGCCAGACGCACGTCAACACGCTGTTCAGGATGGTGGCCCGGCACTATGCGAAGCCGTTCGATTTTGTCTGCATTACGGACCGCCAAGGAGGCTTTCTTCCGGGCGTGCGCACTGTGCCTATTTGGAGCGACCATGCTGATCTTAGGTCTCTTCATGGTCCTCTTCAGCCTTCCTGCTATCGTCGTCTACGCATTTTTGATCCAGCGGTCGCGGCGACGATCGCGAAAAGGTTCGTGAGCATTGACCTCGACGTGGTCATCACTGGTGACCTGACGCCGCTTTTCGAGCGTGAGGAGGACTTCGTCATCTGGGCGTGGCCGTTCAAGAACACGATCTACAACGGCACGATGTGGATGATGAACTACGATGCCCGCCCGCAGGTGTGGACAGAGTTCGACCCCGTGAAGTCCCCCTCCGCTGCCAGAGAAGCCGGCTTTGCCGGGTCTGACCAAGCGTGGCTGAACTACATCCTCGGCCCGAACGAAGCGACGTGGACCGACAAAGACGGGGTGCACGCGTTCAGGACTTTCCGTAATATCGGCCGGCTTCCGAAGGGTGCGCGGCTTGTTTCGTTCCACGGGCTCCGCAAGCCGTGGGACGAGGATGTCCGCCAGACCCATCCGTGGGTGCTTGACCACTACTTCTGATAGACTTGGCGCATGGCGGTAAAGATCAAAACCTCCCGGGCGTACCCCTCGCGGCCGACTGTTACGGACGATATTCGGTCGCACACGCTTGCGTTGCAGCTCATCATCTCGTCGCTCAACATTCACGAGCGGCGCGTTCGCGACCCGCGCCCGTCGTTCGTCCGTCTTGAGGAGCTGGAAGACCTCGGGCTCATCAAGATCAACGGCGATCAGATGGAGCTGGTCGTGCAGGGCTCTGGTGGTGGTGGTGGCAGCTCGAACGAGTTCAGCCCTGAGATAGTCCTCCGCAGCGACCAGACTGCCGAGCCGTACGCCAACACGTTCATCAGGTTCCGTGAGCCGGTCTCGGCTGGCGGGGCCACCAAGGGGGTCATCGGGTTTACGGCGGTGGGGGACAATACGATGTCCATCACCAGCTACGAGGACCACCGCATCAAGCTGCGGACTGGCGCACCGGGCGACCCGACCTCATTCATCGACCGGGCGTTCGTGTTTGGTAGCGCGACGGCCTCGTGGATCGGCATTCAGGCGCCTGCGGTTACCACTACTGGCGGGTGCCACATACGTTTCACGACTTCGGACTTCTCGGTGACCAAGGGCAGGGTTGGTTACACCAGCACGACCGACGATGACCTAGACATTCAGAACACGATTTCTGGCGCCAACATCGACCTGTCTACCACCGGCACCGGAGTTATTCGTACGCTCAACCAGCTGCAGGCTGCGCTTGGTAGTGCGGCTGCGCCCGGCCTCTCGTTCAACGGGCGGGCGAACCTTGGGTTCTACTCCCCGAACGCCAACGAGATGAACCTGACGGTTGGTGGCACCGACCGTATGCTCTGGCAGACCAGCAACATCCGTGTGCGGATGCAGATCAGGAACCAGAACGGGTCAGTAGGCGCGCCTGCGTACTCATTCGAGACTGACCCCGACACCGGCATTTATCGGTCAGATACCACCCGCTTCGGGTTTGTCACCCAAGGGGTAGAGCGATTTACGGTCAAGCGGCACGGACAGGTCCGCTTCGTGCCCCTGACGGGTAACCCGCCCGGTGGCGAGATAGGTGATCTGTACTTCAACAGCGCCGCTAACGAATGGCGGACGTTTAACGGCACGACATGGGTTCCCTTCGTTGGTAGCGGCGGGTCGCCGGGCGGCTCGAATACCCAAGTCCAGTTCAACAACGCGGGGTCTTTCGGTGGTCTGTCCGGGCTGGTCAACGACGGCGGCAATCCCCGCTTCACCGCCCATGCTCGTCTTGACTCGGTGTCCGTACCGTCTGCTCCTGCCGTCGGGTCAACCCGTGTGTACGGCCACGACTACGGAGCCTTGTCTCTGCCCTCGTTCCGCCCTGCCAGTGGGCTACCGTTTGCCATGCTCAACGGGCAGATTGGCAAGCGCGAGCGTTGGATGCGGATGTACGTCGGCGCGTCACCGGATACGCAGGGTATTGCTGGTGTGTCCGGTCTTGGTACGCAAGCGACTTCCAATCGCTCTCCTACCGCCACGACACTGCTTGGGCAGGTTATGCGCCGGACTGGTACGTCCGCTGCGTCAGCTAACGCTACCGGGTCTGTTGGTCTGAGTAACTACGGTGTGCAGTATGTGGTCTACGTCAGCTGCAGCGGTAACTCGGCCGCTGGCGGGTTCTTTGCCATGATCCGCGGTGGCTGGCCCAGCGTGCGCTCGGATCAGCGCCTGTTTATGGGCATGCATACGACCGTTAACGTGTCCGGCGAGCCGTCAGCGTTACTCGATTGCATTGGCGTAGGTGCGGATCAAGGCGATACCAATCTTCAGTGGATGCACAATAACGGCTCTGGTACTGCGACCAAGACCGACACCGGCGTGGCCAAGACCAGCCTTGCCGACGCTTTGCTGGAGCTACGGATATACGTCCCGCCCGGTGGCAGCCGCGCCGATCTCGAGCTTGTGAATCTGGAGACCGGGGCGGTCTACACAAGGTTCAACGTGACTTCCAAATTACCGCCCGCGGATACCGGTCTTGGTCCGCTTGTGATGGCCAATACAGGTACGACTACCACTACTGCGGTCGTGGCGGCTTTTAACGGTTACTACGCTGTCGAGGATTACGGGTGAGTTCCAACGACCCTAACCCGTCGGTCCTCAATTACGTCACCCCTCCGACTGTCGGGCGGTTCATGCTTGACGAGTCGTTCATTCGACTCATCATCGGTCCGGTTGGCTCAGGCAAGTCGGCCGGCTGTTTCATGGAGCTGCTGCGTCGGGCCAAGATGCAGGCGCCGGACGCGCGTGGGCGACGGCTCACCCGGTTTGCGATCATCCGCAACACGCTCCCGCAGCTGCGTCAGACGTGCTTGGCGGACATCCAGCTGTGGCTTGGGCCAATTATGACCTTCAAGGTCGCCGAGAACACCATCCAGATCCGTACCCCCCTGCCGGACGGCACCAAAGTGGTCTCGGACTGGATGCTCATCCCGCTCGACACCAAGGAAGACCAACAGCGGCTTCTCTCGCTGAACCTGACCGGAGCGTGGGTGTCCGAGTTCCGTGAGGTTTCTCCGTCGCTCATCGACGCCCTTTCTGGCCGTCTTGGGCGATTCCCCGCCAAAGCCATCGTGCCCTGCTCGTGGAAGGGCATCGTTGCTGAGTCGAACCCTCCCGACGAAGATAGCGAGTGGTACCACAAGCTGGAAAAGGACAAGCCGCCTAACTGGACGATCTTCCGCCAGCCGGGCGGTACTGAGCCGAACGCCGAGAATGTCGAGAACCTGCCGGACGGGTACTATGACTTGCTTGTAGCGAACAACAGCTCTGACTGGGTTGATGTCCACGTTCACGCGAAATACGGCAAGTCGCTCAGTGGGCAGGCGGTGTGGAGAGCTAGTTTCAAGCCCGAGTTCCACGTGGTCGACGAGTACATCGAGCCGCAGGACCATATCCCGATCATGATTGGACACGATTTCGGTCGCACTCCCGCCTGCCTGTTCGGTCAGGTCGATAATCGTGGGCGGTTGGTGATCATGCGGGAGCTGTTCAGCACCGACAAAGGGCTGGAGCAGTTCACCATTACGGAGACGCGCCCGTTGATTTACCAGCACTACATGGGGCGCCGCATCTTCGTGGTGTGCGATCCGGCCGGCAACGCCAAGGGACCGATTGGTGAGGAGTCCCCGATCAAGGCCCTCAAGCGCCTCGGCTTTGACGCGTTCCCGGCTGTGACCAACGACATCGACCCGCGGCTCAGGGCAGTGGAGCAGCTGTTCCTGCAGCAGATTGACGGCGGCCCTGCGTTGATGATTTCCGCCCCCGGGTGCCCGACGCTCGTCCACGCCCTGAAGCATGGGTACCGCTATCGGCGGAAGAAGACCGGCGATCTTGAGGACAGGCCTGAGAAGACCCATCCGTGGTCGGACTTGGCCGACTGCCTTCAGTACATGGCGCTGAGCGTCAGCTCGAACAGCGTGGGTAGGATTATGGCAAAACTGAATCCGGTGCAGCCGCAGCAGCCGCCGTCAGTCCGTGGGTGGACTTGATTCACCGTTGATGATCACGCCCTTCTTCTCACCGGTGTCGATGTGGATGTTCACTGCGAACCCGGTGCTATTGGTGTTGTTTTCCGCCGTCTTGCCGGTGCGGTTGGCGAGGGTCGCCAGAATCTTGGCGGCGTCCAGCCGTGAGGCGGCCGGCACCTCCCGGCTATGTACCATGCTGTATATCGTGGGGATTGAGTCCTCGAGGGCGATTTCGGCTTTCATCGTGATGCGCCGGCCGGCGTTGGAGTCCCCGGCGAGTTTCTCGACGGCCTCCCGCATCATGGCCCGGAATACCGGTGAGTGGCGCAGGGTGTCCCATTGCTCCTCACTGATGTTATACTTCGCCCGGATGTCCGCCGGCTCTGACAGCCCGGCGGCCAGTTCAGCGCAGATTGTGGCCGAGAGGTGCTCTAGCCCGACGGACGCTTCGATTCTCGGTAGAGCCACCTCTTGGGAGAGGGCTACTTCGGTGGATTCGGTTTCCATGGACACGATTCTAACCACAGGATGGGCCTAATGGCTACTCCGTCGGCTATCCCCGTTGCTACCCAGACCGGTTCTCTGTTGCGGGTGGTGTCGCCCCAGCAGCTGGCTGACCGTGACCGTGCTGAGGCTGAAGCCGCCGCCGCTGCACAGGAGGAAGAGGCCAGTCTTTCCCAGCTTGCGTCGTTCGTTCGCGGGCAGCTGGCAGAGATGCGGAACTTCCGCGACGCCGAGGGCATTGCCCAGCGTCTGATCGACTCCCTCCGGACCTACCGTGGGCAGTACCCGCCGCATATCCTGACCGAGATCAAGAAATTTGGTGGCAGCGAGGTCTACGCCCGCTTGACCGCTACCAAGTGCCGCGCTGCCACCGCCCTGCTGCGTGACGTGTACCTCGGTCCCGAGCCGCACTGGACGCTGACGCCCACCCCAGAGCCGGTGATCCCTGACGACATCAACCGAAGCATCGACGAGCTGGTAAACACCGAGGTTGCTACCCTCCAGCAGAGCGGTCAGCCGGTCGACCAGCAGATGATTGACGATCGCGTGATGCAGCTGCGCAAGGCTGCCAAGCGTGCGAGCAAGAAGAAAGCCGTTGAGGAGGCCGCGGCCTCGACCAGTGTGCTCAACGATTTGCTGGTAGAGGGCGGCTACTACGAGGCCCTCGCTGAGTTCCTCATCGACCTGCCAATCTTCCCGTACGCGGTCATCAAGGGTCCGGTAGTCAGGAACATCGTTCAGACCAAGTGGCAGAATGGCGCGCCCATGCAACAGCGCGCCCCGAAGATGTTCTGGGAGCGTGTGTCGCCTTTCGACCTGTACTGGTCGCCCGGTGCCAGCCGTGTTCAGCACGCCAACTTCATCGAGCGCATCCGTCTCTCGAGGGCTGACCTGACACAGCTGAGAGGAGTTCCCGGGTATGACGACGATGCCATTACGCAGGTGTTGGAGCGGTTCTGGAACAGCGGGCTCTCCGAGTGGTGGAGTTCCGTGGAGACTGAGCGACGCGATCTCGAGGAGCGTGAGAGGTGGGGCCGAGCTACATCGTCGACGCTGATTGACTGCGCCGAGTTCACCGGCTTTGTTTCTGGCCGCCTGTTGCGCGACTGGGGGATGCCCGAGGAGAAGGTGCCTGACGAGGTTGAGGAGTACTTCGTCACGGCGTGGCTCATCGACCGCTGGGTCATCAAGGTTCAGATCAACCCCTACACGACGCAGCGAGCCCCCTACTACATCTCGTCCTTCGAGAAGATCCCGGGCGGCTTGATCGGTGCCGGCCTGCCTGAGCTTCTCGAGGACGTGCAGACCGTCTGTAACGCCACGGTCCGCTCGCTCGTCAATAACCTGTCCATCTCCTCTGGCCCGCAAGTGGTCATCAACCGTGAGGCTCTCCTGCCGGGCGCTGAGATGTCTCTGTACCCGTGGAAGCGGTGGGAGGTCAGCTACGACCCTAACGCTGCGTCTTCCGGCCGCAGCCCGGTCGAGTTTTTCCAGCCCAGCTCGAACTCTCAGGACTTGCTGATGGTCTACGAGAAGTTCTCCATCATGGCTGACGAGATTAGCTCCCTGCCGCGTTACATGCTCGGTAACGAGCGGGTCGGAGGTGCGGGGCGCACGGCGTCTGGTTTGGCCATGCTCATGGGCAACGCCAGCAAGACCCTGCAGAACGTTGCTGCCACCATCGACCGTGACGTCGTCGAGCCGCTCATCACGTACTTGTACGACATGGTGATGCTGACACAGCCCGGCCTCCTCCGCGGCGACGAGGTCATCGACGTGCGTGGCGTCAACCATGCCGTGAAGCGTGAGCAGGACCGGATGCGGCAGCTGGAGTTCCTGCAGCTGACCGCTAACCCGATCGACATGGCGATTGTCGGCCCGCAAGGACGAGCCAACGTACTGCGCAGCGTTGCCCAGAATCTTGGGCTGGACCACGAGCGCACCGTGCCGTCTGACGAGGAGCTGGCCGCCCAGATGAATGCCGTACCTCCCGGTGGGCCTCCCCCCGGCGCCGGCCCGCCGGGTATGATCCCCCCCGGGCAACAGCCCAGCCCCGCGGAAGCCCGCGCTGCCCCCGAGGAGGTACGGCGCCCTGTCGAGAGTGAGTTTGTTGGACCTACCGGACGCCCCGGTATGAGGATGGGTGGCTGATGGCCAAGACCCCTGCATGGCAGCGCAAAGAAGGCAAGAACCCCAAGGGCGGGCTCAACGCCAAGGGGCGGGCCTCCTACAACAGCTCTACTGGTGGCAACCTTAAGCCGCCGCAGCCCGAAGGCGGTAAGCGGCGCGATTCCTTCTGTGCTCGCATGAAAGGCATGAAGGCCAAGAATACGAGTGCAAAGACGGCTCGAGACCCAAATAGTAGGATCAACAAAAGCCTTCGGGCTTGGAATTGCTGAGGAGCAATCATGCGTAGCAAGAAGTGTGCGACGAAGAAATCCAAGGTCATGTACGCCGATGGTGGTGCTGTGCGCAACAGCAATAACCGCGGCCCCCGTCGGCCGCCGCCCAAGGCACCGCCCAAGGAGCCACCGCCTACGGGCAGTACCCGGGACATCCTTCAGAACAAGCGCCGGCAGCAGCTTGAGGATCTCGGCGCTTGACACCTGTGGTATAGTTCCTGTGTCTTCCACTTTTCCACTGTGAGGATTCGTAACATGAAGGGTAAATTTCTCGGCGACACCAAGGGCAACCGTGACCTGAACCACAACCTGTCGAAGGGCGGTCATGGCGGCTCTGGCGAGTCGCACAAGGGCGGTGCTGGTCTTGGCGGCAAGTTCGCCGGCGGCACCAAGGGCAACCGTGACCTGCCGCCGAATCGTTCTGGCGGCAAGTGAGGACCTGCCATGAAGAACGGTAGGGTCATCAAGGACGCGCGTCTTCGTAGCCTTGACGGTGTGCGCGACATCAGCTTCGGCCCTGCTGAGTGGGAGGCGCGCCTGCAGCGCGATCTCTCGAAGAACGGCAAGGCTGTTGCCGCCGCCCGTAGTGGCGACTTCGACGACGACAAGGCGCGCGATGCTCGGTACCAGAAGATGTTCGTGCTGTGAGACTGGTACTGACTGAGCGTGCTGCTGAGGCGCTGTCCCGCTTGCGGGGCAGTCCTGACTTCGAGGCTGTACTCGACTGGCTGCAGGCGGCCGACAAGCAGAGTACGGACACCTTGCTTACGCTGGACGTTCCCGCGTCCATTTACCGTGAGCAGGGGTTCATCCGTGCTTTGCGCGAGTTCGCCAAGGCCAACACCGAGGCCCCGGGGACTGTTGAGCGGTTCAAGGAAACCGCCACCAGCTCTAGGGGGTAACGTAACCATCAGGGAGAATACACGTGAGTGCTCTGCCCGCTACTAACCTTCCGCGTGCCGTACGAGACCAGATCGCCAAAGCCAACCAGATCGCAGAGGAGATCAAGAAAGCGCAAGCAGGCTCGCCGCCTGCCGACGACGAGCCGGTGAAATCTGAGCCGGAATCGAAGGCTGCGGAGGGAGGTGATCCTACATCTCCTCCGGCGACTGCTCCTCAGAAGAGTGAGCCTGCTGCACCAGCGCCGGACGGTAGTGCAGGTGCCCCTGCTGACGATTACAAGCAGCGGTACAGCGTTCTTCAGGGCAAGTACAATGCGGAGGTGCCCCGTCTGACGGCGCAGGTGAACGACTTGATGGCCGTCAATGCGGACCTGCGCAACCGGCTGGCGGAACTCGAGATCAAGGCTGCCGCCTCATCCAGAGCGCCGGCCAAGACCTCCCTGTCCCCCGTCACCGAGGAGGAAATCAAGGCGTTTGGTCCTGACCTCTACGACTTCATCCTGCGCACCGCAGCGCAGATCGCGGCCAAGCAGGCTGAAGACCAGACCGCCGAGCTTAAGTCAAAAATCCAGAAGGTGGAGGAAGCCGCTTCCACTGCCGCCACTTCTGTGGCACAATCTGCTCGTGAGCGTTTGTTTGCGGCCCTGACTGAGGAAGTTCCGAACTGGAACGACCTGAACAGCGACCCGAAGTTCTTGGCGTGGCTGGATCAGGTGGACCCTTTCTCGGGTCAGGTCCGTGGACAGATGCTCAGAGAGGCGTACGGAAAGAATGATGCCCCAAGGGTGATCGCTTTCTTCACGCGCTTTCTGCAGGAAAACGCCGCTGTGACTGCATCCAGTGACGGCCGCGCTGCTCCAAAGCCCAAGGGCGAGGAATCACAGCGCGACCTGAGCGAGTTCACGGCTCCCGGAACGCCAAAAACCGGGCCAGCAGGCGCTCCCAATGAAGGCGGTAAGCGGGTGTGGACCCGCGCTGAACTCCGCGCCTTGTACGCGAAGAGGAACGAGTATACCCGTCGTGGGAAGCCTATCCCCGACTCCCTCCAGAAGGAGGAACGGGAACTCTCGAAAGCTCTCGCCGAAGGCCGGGTTGTTGGTTAACCGTTTTTTGTTTGAGGAGTAACTGCAATGGCTTATCCTGTATCTAGTTCCCCGTGGTCTGGGCTTAATCCGACCCCGGCCTACTCGGGTACGTTCATCCCCGAGGTCTGGTCTGGCAAGCTCATCGAGAAGTTCTATGCCGCGACGGTGCTTGGCGCCATCGCGAACACGGACTACGAAGGTGAGATCCGGAACCAAGGCGATCTTGTCAAGATCCGCACGCGTCCGACGATCCAGATCGATAACTACTCTGCCAATCAGGACCTCACGGTTCGTCGGCCGGGTAGCAACATCGTCGAGCTGCTGATCGACAAGGGCAAGTACTTCAATCTCGCGCTCGACGACGTGATGGAGATCCAGTCGGACATCGACCTGCTCTCCACGTGGTCTGAAGATGCTGCCGAGCAGATGAAGATTGCTGTCGACACCGACGTGCTGAACTACCTCGCCACTACCACCGACATCAATACCCTCAATCGGGGCCTTAATGCCGGTAAGGTGACGGGGGACATCAACCTCGGTGAGTACGGCGTGCCGGTGTTCGTCAATTCTGCTTCGCAGGGCACTGGCGCTGGTAACAACAGCTCCAACGACAAGTCCATCACCGACTACATCGTCGAGTGTGGTCAGGTCCTCGACGAGCAGAACATCCCCGAGTCTGGTCGGTGGATGGTCGTGCCCGCGTGGTTCGCTGCGAAGATCAAGAAGTCCGAACTGAAGGATGCCTCGCTGGCCGGCGACGGCACGAGCATCCTGCGGAACGGGCGGATTGGCATGATTGACCGGTTCACGCTGTACCTGTCGAACCTGCTGCTCCCGCAGGACAACTACGACGACGAGTACCCGGTCCTGTTCGGTACCAATGCTGCGCTGACCTTCGCTGCGCAGTTCACCAAGATGGAGACGATCCGCTCCGAGCGGTCCTTCTCCAACCTGCTCCGTGGCCTGCAGGTCTACGGCTACAAGGTGGTGAACGGTGTCGCGATCGGTCGTGGTGTTGTAACCAAGGGCTAAGCCCTGACGAACCCCGGGGGGCTGTGACAGGCCCCCCGGGTTTCTTAACGGGAGGAGCCCATGGCTACGTATCAGACGATCATCGACGATAGCCGGGTTCTGCTTCAGGACACGGTAGACAACCGGTTTTCGGACGCCGACCTCGTAGCCGTACTCAACCGCGGCTTGCTGGAACTTGCACGCCTGCGTCCTGACGCGTTCTACACCCTGTACGACGCGAACTCCCTGAACGTACCTCGCATCACTGCCGGGACCCCCGGCTCTGGCGAGACTGCTCTTTCCGCCGAGGTTGACGTCGAGGATCAGTTCATCCCCGCACTTGTGAACTACGTTGTTGCGGTTACCGAGATCACGAACGACGAGTTCACTGTGGACGGTCGTGCGATGACGTTGCTTCAGCAGTTCCGCTCGACGCTGTTGGGGGTCTGATCATGACCGACTCGGTCTTCCTCGAAGGTACTGGGTGCGAGTGCGATGTCACGCTAGACACGTGGCTCAAGGACGCCCTCCCGCTGACGCCCGGGCTGGTGCGCGCTGTCGCTGCCCGCGAGCTTGTCCTCGCTGCCCGCGAGTTCTTTGAGCGGTCCTACGCGTGGCGCGTGCGCATGTCGAACATCGCTGCTCGGACCGGTGACAAGGAGTACTGGCTTTCGCCGTACGACGAGTTCTCCAACGTGGTGGCTGTCCTTCGTGTCATGTTCAAGCCTACTGACACGAATGCCTACAGTCAGCTAGCGCCGATCGCCGCCCCGCCACTCGAGCCGGACTCGTCCTCGAACAGGCCGGTGGCGTACTACGTCAGCAACCCACCTGACGCCGTCAAGGTCTACCCGCAGCTCGAGTCGGACGGTCTCGGCACGTTGGCTGTGGACGTTGCCCTGACCCCGAAGCAGTCAGTCGAGCACCTGCCCCGCATTGCCGCAATCAAGTTCTACGACGCGATCCTCAACGGGTACTTGGCGAGGGTTCTTCTGCACCCAAACAAGCCGTACTCGAACCTCATTCTTGCCGGTGAGCATCGTCGACGATTCATGTCGGAGATTGGCCGCTGGCGTTCTGAAGCTGACACCGGTTTCAACGGTACCCAGAACTGGGTGTTCCCCGGTGGCTGGAACGTGGCGCGACGTTAATGACTGCACGTGTTTATCCCGTTGCGGCACAGGCTCTGGTCGACGAGACCCTTGACTGGGAGGGCGGTACTTTCAAGGCGCTGCTCCTCGCGCAAGGCTTCGTGTACAGCGCATCCAACGTGCACCGTAGCGACATAGATGACACGTTCGTAATCGATACAAGCAGCGCGATCGACGTACCAGAGGTGACCGGTGAAGGGGATGCTCGAATCTACTCTGCGCGGTCGCCCATAAAGTGGGCGCAGATACTTGATGATCGTTCTGCCTACCATGTAGTCCTGTTCGAGGACACCGGCACGCCTACCACTTCGCGCCTTGTAGCTTACTGGGGGCCTGACAGCATTCTCGGCACTCCACTGGAGCTGAACGGAGAGGACTATTTTCTGTACGCGTATGCGGAGAATGGCGGGTACTTCCGGGTTGTCCCGGGGGAGACAGTGGGCCAGCTCTCTACCACGCCCCTTGCCGCCAACCTGACGCTTGGCGAGACCATTGGTGCGCCAGCTTTGCTGGCCTTCGGTGTCTACCTCGGCCGCCGCCTGCTTGCCAGCGATCGTGCGTGCGCACCGCGATCTGGGGTAGAATCCTGCTGCCAGCCGGTGATCTCGAGGTCGTCATGCGCATAGGGGCCTACAGCATCCTTGGGCGTTATGTCCAGCAGCCGAACGAAGTTCGCCGCCGGCTGGTGAACTATTCCCGTTGGCTGGAAGAAGGTGAGCGCATTACTACGGTGACCGCGGCGGTCGACAACGCGACTACTCCGCCGTTTGAGATCACCGACATCGTGATCGGCCCCGACTTGGACCGCTTCGCGTACTACGCCGAGGGCGGAGTCAGCGGTGAGGAGTACACCGTTACGTTCACGGTGACGACCAGCGCCGGACAGACCCGAGAGGACGAGATCCTCTTCGACGTGAGGGAGATTCAGCGTGGCTAAGCAGCTCTTCTCGAACAACGCAAGCAGCCTCCTCGCTGCCAGCATTACTCCAACCACTACGGTCATTCAGGTTGCGTCTGGGGCGGCGTTTCCGAGTCCGACTGGTGGCAATTACTTCGTGGCCGCCCTTGTGAATGCCGATGGCGACCTTGAGATCGTGAAGTGCACCAGTAGAACCGGCAACCTGTTGACGGTGGTGCGTGGGCAGGAGGGCACTTCAGCTCAGTCGTGGGTCCTGAACACGACACGTGTGGAGCTGAGGCTTACCTCCGGCACCATGGACAACTTGCTGCAGAAGGATGGCGACACTGTTACTGGCGATATCGACTTCGCTACCAACAAGATCAAGAACGCTCGTCTTACCGGGACGACTGTTGTTGAGGGCGGCATTCTTGCTGGCACCGCAATACGCGGATCGGAGACCAATTCGTCTAACCAGATCCTCGTGCCAGCTGATGGTACTCGCGCTACTGCTGGCGGGCAGAGGCTCGTGGTCGAGACCGACCCAGTGATGACCCGGTTCCCGACCGGCGCCATCATCATGTGGTTTGGTTCGCTGTTGTCCATCCCTACCGGGTGGGCGCTCTGCGATGGTACGAATGGTACCCCCGACCTGCGTGGCCGGTTCGTTCGCGGTGCCGGCGGCCCCACCTCGCTCAACGAGACGGGCGGGTGGAGCGGCTCGTCGATTAACGTCGACCCCGGCGGCGGTCACACTCACCCGCTGACCATCGGCTCCACTGCTCTGACTGTTGAGCAGATGCCTACGCACGGCCACAGAGTCTGGTCCGCTCCCGATTACGGTTCTGTGCGCCCCCTCACTCAGCCAAACGCGGGCGTTATTGGCGAAATAAAAAACGGCCAGTTTTCTAGCTACGTCACCGTTACTGGCAGCGGCATTAAGATCCTTGAAGAGACTGGTGGCGGTGAGGCCCACACTCACACTGCCACTATGACGGCGGCAAGCGCGCACCAGCACTCTGTTCCCACCAGCACCATCGTACCACCGTACACCGGCATCTACTACATCATGAAGGTGGCAAGCTGATGGCTTTCATCTTTGCTAACAACGTGTCGGACATTACGACTGTGGCGATCGCTGCTGGCGATACCACGATCACGGTCTCTAACGGGGGTCTTTTTCCTGACCCTGACCCGTACTACGACGAGTTCGTGATCGTGGTCCGCGACCCCGCCACCGGTGTTCGCGAGATCATGTACTGCGACCAGCGCGAGTACAACGTGCTGTCTGTTCTGCGGGCGCGGGAGGGCACCACTGCGCAGGCGTTCCCTGTTGGCGCTCAGGTCACCATGCCGATTACTGCGGGGATTCTTGAATACTTGAGGGACCTCTGATGCTGGAGTTCCGCAAGTTCCTGTTCAAGAACTTCGCCCGATCTACCCTTGTAGCGGCTGTCTCAGCGCCAGACACGGTTTTTTCGCTTGTGGGTGGTAGCGGGGCGCTGTTCCCGTCGCCGTCCACGGCCTCGTACCCAGACTCCATCTTCAGTCTGGTCGTCTTCGATGATGCCGGCAATTTCGAGGTTTGCTACTGCACCGGACGGTCCGGTGACAGCCTGACCGTAGAGCGGGGGGTGGAGGGCACCGTCGCGCGTGCTTTCCCGGCTGGCGCTGTCGTTGTGCACACGGTGACGAAGGGCTTCTTGGATCAGCTCTCGGGCGTCGCGCCTGCTCCGTCGACCGTCGTGCTGTCTGGCTCGTTTGGTGGTACGTCCTTTGAGCTTAGCTGGACTGCAGCTACTCCGGCCACCGACGACATCATCCTTCGGTACGAGATATACCGGCGGGTGAACGCTGGGGCCTACAGCTTGCTTGCTGAGGTCGACGGCGATGTGACGGGGTACCTTGACGATTCCATCGACGCCTTGAACAACAGCTATGACTGGTACGTTGTACCGGTCGGCTTGTTTGGCGGGGATGGCCCGGCTTCCAACGTCGTGAACCAGCCGCAGGTCAGCTTCCTGCCGCCTTCTGCGCCGGTGTTGACCGGCACGCGCAATGGTGGTGACTACGATCTGTCGTGGACCGTTGCTACGCCCGGCTCTGGTGACACGCTGGCTTCGTACAAGGTCTACCGGCGTGTAAATGGTGGGCCGTATACGTTGCTGGCGACAGTCACTGCGCCCGCTACCACGTATACCGACACCACCGTCGACCTCGACGAGAACTCCTACAATTGGTACGTCAGGGCGGTCGGTACCTTAGCCGGCGAAGGGCCTAGCTCAAACATCGTTGGTTGGGGCGACCTGACCTACGTTGATTCCGTGTGCATCAACACTAACCCGACGTCCAACGTGACTATCAGCCCGCCGATCGGTGCTGAGGAAGGCGATTTCCTGCTGTGGTGCCTGCTAATCAAAAAGGGCAACGCTACAATTTTGCCGGCTGGGTGGACTCCTCTAAATCAGCGGAACGGTAACAACGATTCCACGCACGGTGATCGTTCTTCGTCTCTGAGCAACAATTACGAGCTGCTCTACGCCTACCGGTTCTTGGCTGCTGGTGATACGACTTGGACGCTAACGATCACTGACACCGCTGCGTATCTCATTTCCTGCATCCACGCGTTCCGTGGGGTTAGGGTGTCTCGTCCGATTGGGCAGATAGTTCCGACGATCAACCCGCGCGTGTCCGCCGCTGTCAATCTGGATTCCGGAGCGTTCGTCGCTACGCCGTACATGGGCAACCTTGCCCCCGGCGGCAAGTTTGTGTTTGTTTCGTCGGTGATCCGAAACGATAGCACTAATCCGATTGGCACTCTTCAGATGGTCGGCGACACGCCAGACTTTCTTGAAGGGCACAACCGTACCCCGCCTACCGGCGCCGCGCGGTACGGGCTTGTGACTGCTATCGTCACCCCAGAGCAAAACGAGCTGCAGAACCTTGTACCCTACAACCATCGAAATCTTGCGTCGCTGTCCAGCACAGCGATGGTTGTAACGGACAATGCTGCTACCAATAACCCATCGTCGTTGAACCCCACCGAGACTGCTAACTCACGGCATGAGGTGTATTTCGACGTTACTTTGACAGGTGGGCAGGTCTACACGTTGGCGGGGGCTTTTTGTGAGCCCGGGGCCTTTTCGTACAGCTACATGCGGGTTACCAACGTGCCCAGCGGTGGTTCTTTCACTGCAGGCATGGTTTTTGATTCTGGGTCGACCGGCCGCTGGAAGACCGCCGATCTTGGTAGTGGTCTGAGCAACGCGTCGTTTTCCAATGGGGCGTTTCCCGGGTCAATTGCGTCGGGTAGCACTGTGTCTGGCACCTTCACGCCGCCCTCGACTGGTACGTACCGTGTTGCGTTTGGGTCTACCAACAGCTCGACATCTGACATCAGTCCGGCTGCTACTCCTTTGCATGCCAATACGCTAGGCGGCTGGCTTGGCCTGTACGAAGGTGAGTTCTTGCCGGCGTTGTCTAGGGGGCAGATTCGTACCGGCGGTTCGGCGGTCACGTCGGCAGTAGGTGTTGGACGTAGGCGTATAAACGGGGTCAATTTCACTAACAATGCGCTTGGCTGCGCGTTTGAGCTGATTCCCGTTGGGCAGATTGCTGAGCCAGCTCGAGTGTCTGGCGGCGACTATCTTGGGTTTAGCGAGACGGCAGGTGGGCTCACTGTCGGACCTCCGGTGTTCAACGTGTCGCCCGCTACGGGGTTCCCGCTGCACGTTGTTCATCCTGCGTACGGGCCAAACAAGTACTACTTTGAGGCCACTGTTGCGGCGTCGCCGTTTGAAACCACTTCGGGCGAACGCACGTTTATTGGCGTCTGCACAGCCCACCAGACCAACGGGGTAGGGGGTTCTGGCGTGCTGTTCGGCGCCTTTATGCAGAACAGGGTAGGGACCTACACGTACGGCGACAAGGGTACGGTGTACGCTGACGGCTCTGTGTACACCACTTCCGCCCCTACGTTCACCGCCGGCGACACGGTTTGTGTTGGTATCGACTTTGCTGCCAACGAGGTCAAGTTCTGGAAGATTGTCTCTGGCTTGCGCGTGCTGGTCGATACCGTACCGATTGGTTCCTTGTACCAGAACATTCCTCTGCGTTCGTTGATTATGGCCTCCAGCCTTGATTCCACCGAACGCGTGGTCACGGTTAACTTCACTGGACCATTCATAGACCAGCCTGCCGGCTACTCGGCCTACGACTGGGAGAATGAGGTGTCCTAATGGCTGGTATCGGCATCAAGCTGGAGATGTTTCAGGGGCTGGCGCCTCGGGTGTCCGATCGCCTGCTGGCTCCCATGGCAGCCACGGTTGCCCAGAACACGAAGCTGCTGAACGGTGAGATTCGTGGGTTCCGCGCGCCGCGTGAAATTACTCGGTTCGATGAGTATTTCACCGTCCGCCGTGCGTTCGTCGTTCCGGACGAGGGCGACTACTACGATGACAAGTGGCTGGTGTTTGGCAACCGGAACGTGGACGTAGTCCGCTCTCCGTTGGTCAACGACGCGTTCGATCGCTACTACATAGCTGGCGGCGGCGAGCGTACCACCATGACCACGTACAGCCGCATCCACAACGGGCTTCCGCCGCTCATCCTTGGTGTACCTCGTCCGGTCAACGCCCCGACCGTGGTGCCCGGGTCGGTCGGTAGCGACGTTAGGTCCTACGTCTACACGTTCGTCTCCGCCTACGGTGAGGAGGGGCAACCGTCTGACCCGACGTTGGTCGATGGTGATGGTACTTCTACGTGGGCCATTAGCGGGATGGATACCACTGTACCAAACGCCGCAGACCGGAACATCGTCAAGAAGCGCATCTACCGCACTGTGGCTGGCGAGGTATCGACGGCGTTCTTCTTTGTAGCCGAGGTCGCACTGAATGTGGCCACCTACAACGATAACCAGCCGGATACTACTGTTGCATCTAATCAGCTGCTCGAGTCTACGACGTGGGCCGAGCCGCCAGCCGACCTTGACGGCATTGTCGCCATGCCGAACGGCTACCTGATCGGGTGGAAGGGCCGGCGACTGTTGTTCTCCGAGCCGTACCGCCCGCACGCGTGGCCCGCCGAGTACGAGCTGTCTACCGAGTTCCCGATCGTCGGTGCGGCTGTGTGGGGGTCTACTGTCGTCATTGGCACTGAGTCGAAGCCGTACTTCGGACAGGGCACGACACCTGCCGGGTTCACGCTTGAAAAGATGGACGCTGTTGAGCCTTGCCTGTCTAAGCGCAGCATGGTCGCCACGACAGCGGGCGTCTACTACGCCTCGATCAATGGTCTGGTCATGGCCAATTCCGGCGGTGCGCAGGTCATCACGCAAGACATCCTGACGAAGGAAGAATGGGCGGCCTACAACCCGTCCAACATTTTTGCCGCACAGCTAGGGTTGCAGTACATCGCGTTCTACGACGGCTCCAACGGGCTGGTGTTTACCCCCACTGAGCCAACCGTCAAGCTGGTAACCCTGTCTGGATTTTCTGGTGTGGTCGGTATTGAGACCGATCGCTATACCGGTAACGTGAACCTGATTTATCAGGACCGCTTGTGGGAGTGGGATCCGGAGCAAGTCGAGCGATTTTTCTGGCGGTGGCAATCGAAGGTCTACCAGACCCCGACGCCGGTTAACTTCGGAGCAATCCGCATTCAGTTCGACGCCACCGACAACGACGTGTCTGACGATGCTAGGGAGTACTACGGTACGTACAACAATGCCCTCTTCGCTGCCGGCGTACCGATTGACACGCTTGGTGGACACGTGCTGTGCGGGTTCCCGGCGCAGGCTGCCGGTGAGGTTCTTGATTGGACCGAGCCGGAGATCAGGCAGCCGCTGTGTGGCGGCCTGCTGTACGACATCGGCTTCCAGTCCGTGCAGACGCCGGCTGTGCGGTGCACTCTGTACGCGTGGGACAAAAGTGGTAACAGGTTTGTGGCCTTTGACCGGGTCGTCAGCACCGAGCGTATCCTGCGTCCGTCGACCGGCTTCAAGTCCGACCGGTGGCAGGTGGAGCTGACTGGCAACACGACTGTGTATAGTGTGCAGATTGCTGAAACCCCGAAAGGACTGGCGACTGTATGAACAACCAGAAGATCATCACCAACATCCTGAAGCACGAGGGCGGTGACAAGTTCACCGACCACCCGAGTGATCGGGGCGGGCGCACCAAGTGGGGCATCACTGAGCGGGCCTATGGCAGTGACGTTCGCAACATCACCGAGGCTCAGGCCCGGGAGTTCTACGAGCGCGAGTACATCCTGCGGCCTAGGTTCGACCGGATCGGTGACGACCTGCTTCGGTACCTAGTCGTCGACGCTGGGGTCAACCATGGGGTCCGGCTGGCTGCCAGATGGCTCCAGCGTGCTGCAGGTGCGGCCGAGGATGGGGTTGTCGGCCCCAAGACCCTTGCTGCGGTCAACGAGCAGGACCCCACAGCACTGTTCCTGCGGGTCCTAGGCTACAGGTTCGTCCTGTGGGCTGACCTCGTTCGGCGTGACCGGTCGCAGGCGGCGTTCATTGCTGGCTGGCAGCGGCGCGGCGTCCACTTCCTTGAATTGCTGGCCGAGCGATGCGCGAGCCGCCGGTAAACCCGCCCCGCTCGTGGAACTCCACGGAGTTCTGGCAGTCGCTAGGCGTCCAGATTACGGCCACCATTGCCCTGTTCACTGAACATATTCCGCCCGACGTCTGGGGGTGGACTTCCGCTGCCATATTGGGGGTCTACACGACTAACCGGACGTTCCAAAAGAGGGTAGAATGGGACCATAGTAGCCACTCGGACCGGGATAGTTCTTGGAACGAGCGGGACGACCGCTGGCGAGACCGTGACCACAACTCGGACTTGGATGAATGGGACCGTTCAAATTCACGCTACCGACGTTGAACTGGGGGCCGTACGCCGCCCTTGCCGTCGTGTCGTTCTTGGGCGGCTTTGGTGCAGCGTGGAAGGTCCAAAGTGACCGCATCGACGACGCCAAGAAGCACGAGCAGCTCGCTGTGGCGGCGCTCGTCAAGGAACACGAGGCGTACCGGTCAGAGCTGGCGGCTGCGGGTGAGCGCCTCCGGGCTGCTCAGGCCTTCCAGAGCATGCAGGTTGAGTCTGAACTTCAGGAGAGGATCCGTGAACTGCAGAACAGGATTGACAGCACTCCTCCTCGCATTATTCGTGTCAGGGTGTGCGACGACAAAGCCATGTACGCCGGTCGCGACGGAGATTCTGGTTCCACCCCCGCCTTCGGTGATGGTGCCTCCCCCCTCGGACGCGGAGTGGGACGCGATGTTGGAGGACGCTCTGAAATCATTGAACTCGATCTCAGTGGACTAGACGATCTCGTCGGGCAGGCGAAACTCGTCAGCGAGCGCCTGCGCGCCTGTCAACGCCGGCTGTTGCAGATGTCGCCGCGATGATCAAGTGGTTCTACAACATGCTCATTGCCGCGGACTCTGACCCGCAGGCTCGGCTGTTCTACCACAGCGCGCTGTTCGTCAGCGCGGTCTCGTCTTGGGTCTTTGCCCTCTGGGCGCTCGGGTGGTTCGTGACTCCGGCATTTGGTACCGGCTTCGCCAGAGCGGAGCAGGTCGATTCGATCTACGTGTCGCTGCTTGAAGAGCAGCTCGTAGACGCGCGAATTCGCCAGTGCCAGTCGACGTCAGCGTCTGCTAAGCAGTTTTTCCTGACACGTCTGCAAGAGAAAGAGCGGGAATACGAGACGCGCGCAAAGCGCGGGTACACGCGGCCTGCATGCGCGGAGGTTTTGGATGGGCCAGCCTGAAGTCAAGTACTACGGCTTTGCCCCGCTCGAGGTTGCCGCTGGTACCGTGGTCGGCATCGAGAAAATCAGCCAGATAGTGGACGAATTGCGGCCACTCCACGCTTTGCACTACGCAGAGACTGAGACCTTGTACCTTGACTCCCCGCTTGACCCAGATTATGCCCAGTGGTCACAGCTGGAGCGCGAGGCCAAGTATGTCCTGTTCACTACACGTGTTGACGGGAAGCTGGTAGGATACTTGCAGTACTACGTTTACCGGGACGCTCATTCCCGTGGTTCCCTGATCGGTCGCGAGGATGCGTTCTTCCTGCGCCCGGAAGTCAGGGGGCAGGGGCTGGCCCCGAAGCTGTTGAAGTACGCCGAAGACATCCTTGCGAAGCTCGGCTGCAAGTACATAGGCATGTCCTCAAAGGGACCTGTCGGTGGCCCGGATATCGGGCCGTTCTTGGAAAGCAGAGGATACCGCCCCGTGGCGGTGTTCTACTCGAAGAAGGTAGAGGGCTCGAACGATGTGCTGCAGTGATCCGCCTCCTCCGCCTGACCTTTCTGGCGTAGCCAACGCCAACAGAGAGGTCGCCGAGATTCAGCGCCAGACGGCGCTCGACCAGCTTAAGTGGGCCAAAGAGCAGGACGCGATGAACCGCGAGACCCTTAATCAGGTGCTCGGTGTTCAGCTGCCTGCGATGGAGGAGCAGGCCCGTATCGCCCGCGAGGACCGGCAACGGTATGAGTCCGTGTTCCGCCCTCTCGAGGACCAGTTCGTCACCGAGGCTCAGGAATACGACACCGTTGCCCGGCGTGAGCGGGAGCGGGCCTCGGCAATCGCTGACGTTAACCAGCAGTTCGACGCCCAGCGGCGCAACGCTTTGGCCCGGATCGAATCGTTCGGTGTGGATCCCTCGCAGACCCGCAACGCTGCTCTCGACATCGGCGTTCGCGTGCAGCAGGCCGCCGCTCAGGCTGGCGCTGCCACCGCTGCCAACCGGCGTGTTGAGGACGTCGGCCGGGCGCTCCGGTCGGATGCAATCAACCTTGGTCGCGGCTCGCTGTCCAACGTGGCTCAAAGCTACGGCGGGGCCATCGGTGCGGGTCAGGCGGCGATTGGCGGTGCCAATCAGACTACTGGCACGTCTGCCGGCGCCATGCAGGGCGCGGCCACCTACTTCGGCGGGGCACTGCAGGGGTACGGCCAGCAGGCCAACATCCTCAATCAGGGGTACGCGAACCAGATGGCCCACTGGGATGCCGGGCTCGGGCAGAAGGCCGGTGTGCTTGGCGGTATTGGCACCATCATCGGAGCTGCCGCTGGCCTCGCTGACGGTGGCACGGTGCAGACTGACGGCACGGACGGTATGGTCGCGACCGGGCTGGGTGACGGCTCGGGCATCGACGACACCGTACCGATCATGGCGTCCGACGGCGAGTACGTCATCCCGGCAGATGTTGTGCGAATCAAGGGGCAGGAGTTCTTCGACCGTCTCGTCGCCAAGTACCACACTCCGGCAAAGGAGCAGCGCCGCATGGCGCTGGCGTAACACATGCCTCAGAACCCGTTCGGCGCATTCGTACAGGGCCTTCAGGGCGGCTATCAGTCGGCGGTTGACGCCCGTCGCGCCCGTCAGGAAGAGCGGCTTCTCGCCACTGAGATTCAGGACCGTGAGCTGAAGAACGAGGGGCGGCTTGGTGCCGTCAACCGGGCACGGCAGCGGGCGGGGCTCCCCCCACGCGAAGGCGGCCGCGGGTCGCTTCCGCCGACCTACGGCGAGCGTCTGTTTGGGTGGCTGAAGAACCTTGGGGGGCTGGGGAACAATGCCGGTGCCCCCAGTGCCCCCGGCGCTGTCCCTTCGCAGACTGTGGCGCTTCCGGGGACGACTACTACTGACGGCATTGTTGTACCCGGGCAAACCATCGCCCTGCCTTCGCCGGCGGGCGACTTTCGGCGTGCTCTGCCGTACGCCGAGGGCGGGCGTGTTGATGGTGAGACCCTAGAAGACTGGAAGGCTCGCCAAGCCCGCCGTGCCCGTGGTGAGCCGCCGCCTAGGAACCGCACCGCGGAGCAGCTGGAACGAGGGGCGGCCAAGCGGCCGGCCGACTTCACCAACGACACCACGACCAAGAAGTCGATGGGCTCCAAGGTCAAGGACGCAGTGAGGGGCAAGCTACCGGAAGGTAGTCGAATTGCCCGCGGCGGTGTCGGTGGTGCTGCCCTTCAGCTGGGGGCGCTTGCGCATCTGGCCAGTACTGGCGCCAAGGTCGCCGGCACCGACACGGAGGAGTACCGCAAGCGATTCGGCATGGAGCTTGGCCCAAACGAGGATCCTACCCTTCTGGGGGATATCGGCGTACGCGCCCTCGGCACTGCCGATGATCTGACCTTTGGCCTTCTTCGGCCTGATCCTGACGCTGGTCAGCAGCCCCAGTCCGCTTTGCCTGTTGGACAGCAGCAGCCGCGGTCTGAGCCGCAGCCCGCCGCCGCCGCTGGCGGCACTGCGGCCCTTGGTGTTGCACTTCCGAATCTGTCAATTGCCCCCAACCCACAGGCCGGCAAGCGTACTCTCAGCATGCTGGGCGAAAGCGCCGAGCCGATACCCTACGACCAGATTCAGGTCTCCCCCGACGAGATCCCTCGCTACTCCACCATGGAATGGGCGAAAGAGCGCGAGGCTATGGTTGCTGACGCGATTGCAATGGGCAAGTCAGAGACGGAAGCCATCGACGAGGTTGACAGGACGGTGGTCAACATGCAGATGCGTGGCTTCGACCAGAACGCTCGAGCCGCGTTTCAGTATCTTGCCGCCGGAAACATCCCCGCTGCTACTCGTGCCCTTACGGTTGCGTACCAGTACTTCCCCAACGGTGCTGATGTGCGTTTTGGTGTTTATCAAGGGCAGCTGGTAGGCATGGGCTTCGACGAGCAGACCGGTAAGCCGGTCGGCAATCCGCAGCTCATTACCCCGGAGTACCTCGCCGTCATGATCGAGAACTTCAGCGATCCGAAGGCGTGGCGTGTGTGGACGAAGGATCGGCGTGACCAGCTCATGCAGGACGAACAGCGGCAGGAGATCGACAAGCCGTTGGCAGAGTCGACAATGCGCCTGCAGGCCGCGCAGTCTTCTGCCGCTATCGCCAACGCGCAAGCGAATCTCATGGACGGCTCGGCCCGCCTTATCGCTGCCAATCGAGGTATCGGCGGCGCCGGCGGCGGTACTATCCGCCAAAGCGACATCAAGGCAGGCCTCGACTACTTCAGGAGCGAGACCGAGGCCCTAGAACTTGACCCTGCTACTGCTCCTGTTGCCCGTCAGCTGCGCAATTTGATGGGTCAGATCAAGACGCTGTATCCTGACAGGACCCAATACACTGAAGCCGAGATTGCGGCGTTGGTGATGCAGCACTACGAGAACGGCACGCTTGATCAGCTTGCTCAGGACGTGCAACGCCTCCGTACTTCTGGTGCCAGCCGTACCGCCCTGCCGGCGCAGTGACCATGTCCGACATCCGCCGGCAGTACGAGAAGGACTTCGGCCCTCTCCGAGCACTTGACCCGCTCGAGCTTCCGCCCCTGCCCGACATTCAGGGCAGGGCGGATGCCCTCATCGAACAGTACAGTGCCGGCGCTTCCCCGGCCGACCGTGGTCTGCCACCTCTTTGGGAGCTTGGTGGCGGCATCAAGCCCCGCCCGCCCGAGGGCGAAGGCGGCCTTCCTACTATGTTCGGGGCAGAGCTTGTTGGTGTCGGCGAGGCGTTGGCCGGTGCCGGCGAGTATCTGGTCGGACAGGGTGAGCGCAAGGCTCGTGAGGCTTTCCCGGGCGTTGTTCCGGAGATGGGCCTCAACACCCCGTTCCGTGCCACCCGGCAGTACCTTGGTAACATCCGTGAGGAGATGTACAAAACTCTCCGCCCGGAGGTTGTCGATCGCGTCTCTCGTCAGTGGCTCACGCTCGATCCGACCAAGTCGGTGTTCCGGTCCGACGATCCGTTGGAGACAGCCGCCACTGTCGGTACGAAGCTGGTGCAGGCCGTCCCGTCGTCGCTTGCTACTCTGCTGCCGTCCATCATCATGTTCCGCATGGGTGCCTCGCCCGCGGCTATCGGCTACCTAGGTGCGTCCGAAGCGACCATCTCGATGGGCGCCCTCGCCAACCAGATTGACGAGGAGGTGGCTGGTGCCCGTGAAGAGGAGCTGATGCAGTCTCCTCGCTACGCCGAGCTGCGCAGGACGATGACCGAGTCCGAGGCGCGTGAGGCCCTCGCGGCCGAGGCTCAGGGTGCTCGCCCGCTGCTTGCCGGCCTGATCGTAGGAGCTATCTCCTCCGCAGCTGGGCGTCTCTGGACACCTATTGTGGGGGAAGGTGCGGCGGGCACTGCGCTTCAGCGGCTTGGCCGGGGCGCTATCGCAGAGGCGCCGCAGGAAGCCTCGCAGTCGGCTGTTGAGCAGTACGTTCAGAACATCGCTGCTCAGACGTATGACAAGACCCGCAGCGCGACTGAGGGCGTCCTTGAGGCAACCGTTGAGGGCGGGGCGCTGGGCGGCCTTATCGGTGGTGGCTTCTCGGTGGCGCTTGGTCGCCGGCAGCGCCCGGAAGTACCGTCCGAGGCTCCGCCGCCGGGGGCTTCCACTGAGGACCCGGCCGCAGTCAACCGCGGTACGCCCGGCGAATCGTTCGAGTCCGTGTTTGGCCCCACCTCGGGTGGGGTCCGCGTTGGACCAACCCAGACACAGGGCGACCTGTTCACCTCCGGGCAGTCCGCCGCGGACGCAGTTGACCCCGCCGTCGCCGCCGCCCTGCGCGCCCGCGAGCAGTTCACCACACGTGTTGCACAGCCGTACGACCGGTCGGGTAACCCCACCGGCCGACCGGTGGTGCTGCAGGACTCTGGTGAGCTGCAGGCTGAGCGTGATCAGGCGGCCATGCGAGCGGCCGCTAGGGCGCAGGCTGAGGCCGAGCTGGCTGAGAGCAAGCCGAAGCCCGTCTCCCCCAAGGCCCCGAAGGACGCCAAGGCCCGTGTCGCCGCCGCGCAGGTCCGCTGGCAGCAGGCCGTGGAGGCCCGCACCCAGCAGCTGTTGGAGCAGGGGCCGCAGATCCGTCCGCCCGCCGCGCCGAACGAGGCGCAGGTGGACATGTTCGCCGCCGTGCCGTCCCCCGAGGGCGGCTTCGAGCTGTCTACTCCCGGCCCGGGCACCGACCCGTATCAGATGGCGCTCCGGCAGGGGCAGCTTGGCCTACCGCGCCCGCCGCCGGGGCAGATCACCGAGCAGCGCGAGCTGACCCAGCCCATCCCCGGCGGCACCATGAGCTTGCTGCCGCCCGCCCGTGGCCAGCTGCCGCAGCCGCCGGAGCGCGACCTGTCACAGCCGCCCGGCGTCCTGCCTGACGAGCGGCAGATCGGGATCTTCGATCAGGCTCCGTTCCCGCGCCCTGAGCCAGCGCCGGTGACCGAGGAGCCGAGTGTCCAGCCCGTTGAGGAGGTAGCTCAGCCCGATGAAACCGCTCAGGCACCGGTCGAGTATGAGGTCTCCGTTGTCGACCGTGACCGGCAAGTCAAGTCACGAAAGACTTTCCCGACGCTTGCCGAAGCAGAAGCAGCTGCAAAGGATCTTCGGAGTCGAGCCAAGGAAACTGGAAATACTGTAATGGTCCAGCGGCGTCAGCGGTCTACCGCCGACGTCTACCGGCTTATCGGGCGCGACGAGGACGGCAACGTGGTGGTGAATGAGCCGCACCCGGACTCCGACTCGGCGCAGGCCGCGCTCGCCCGGTACATCATGGACCCCGAGTTCAACACGGTGGAGTTCTCCATCGTGCCGACCGCAGAACTGCGCAAGCCGGCTGAGCCGGCCCCAAAGGTGCAGCAGCCCGACGAACCCACGGCCGAGCCGCTCCTTGACATCGAGGCCCAGCTTGATGACATGGAGGATGAGACCAGCGACCGTCTCGGGGTGTACTTGTCCCGGGACAACATCGACCGGCTCAACCGCGATCGTGCCTCTGAGGTCATCCGTGGCCGCGGCGTGCAGCTTGGTAACTTCGACGACAAGGGCGGCTTGCTGATTGTCCGCGACCGCCCCACTGCCGACATGGCCCTCGAGCTGAAGGCTGAGGGTCAGGACATGCAAGAGATCCTCGGTCTCCTCACGCGTGCTGGAGCAGGGAAGCCACTCGCTGGCAGGTATGTCGTGCAGGAGCGTACGCCGGCCGGGGCTGTCGTCCGTGAGACGCTTGTTGGCACGTACGCAGAGGCCGACGCTCTTGCTGAAGAGATCGGTGAGCGGGCGGTCATCATCTCCGCTCAGCAGGCCCTCCGCCGCCGTGCCCGACTGATCGAGCAGGAGCGCAAGCAGCGCGCCAAGAAGCGGACCGAGACGAAGGCCCGTGACAAGTTCCTCGAGCAGACAGACACGCTCGTTGAGAAGGGTGTGATTACACCGGAGGAGGAGCAGGAGGCCCTCAAGTCCAAGACCCCGGGCCGCGCTGCTTCCCGCCTCCTCTCTCGCAGCGCCAAGGCCCAGCGTGACGCAGCCAATCGCCGCATTGGCGGTTTCTTCGCGCCGGAGGACCTTACTTTCCGCGACGACCGGTATGCCGACCTGTACGCCAATGCGTTCGAGGAGCTTCGTGGGCTTGTTGACCTCGCTTCGTCTGTGACGCCGCGCAAGGGCGCCAAGCCCCGCTTGTTGAACATCTACGAACTCAATGACGTTGAGGGTTTCGTTACTGTCGGCGATCGCATCCGCTACGCCATCGAGCTTGAACGCCTTGACGACGTTCTGGACACGCTCAGCAAGGCCCGCAAGCTCGGCGGTGCCACCCAGAAGGTGGACTCGCGGCCGATTGAGGTAGCGTCCGAGCTGTCGCCAGAGGCGACCACGGAGGCGAAAACGCGGCAGCTGGATATTCCTGCCGGCGAGGACGTCAGTCGCAGCGTGTTCGACACTGTTGACCTCGTGCCGGAGGACGAGCTTGTCCGGCTCGTGACGCTGGCCACTCGTCCGGGGCTGATCCTGCGTGGCGCCCTTCCGTCGGAGAAGGAGCTGGCGCAGGACGAGGCCCTCTTCCGACTCGACGAGCTGTTTGCTCAGGCGGTTAACTACATCGCTGGCTTGCCACGCCGGGCTCGTGCCCCCGAGGATGCCGCTGCACGGGTAGCCAACGCCGGCAACAAGGTCCTCAGAAACAACGACAAAATCGAAGAAGTCAAGAAGCAGCTGGCTGCCCTCAAGGGCAAGAAAAAGAAGTCCGATGAGGCGGCCACGCTGGAGGCTCAGCTTGAGTCGCTCAGGGATACTCAGCAGAAGCTCGTCAAGGACTACCTCAAAGCAGTAGCTGCTGTCGAGGAGAATCAGGACGAGCCGATTGAGCGGCTCAAGGAGCTTGGTGTACTGCGACTGGAATCTCCTGACGAGGTCAAGCAGGCCAACAAGCTGACTGAGCAGGAGATCGAGGAGGGTGCCACCGCAGCCGGCGAGATGCTTCTCAGCAGTGAGCTGACCAGCGCCCTTGCCAATGAGGGCATTCAGTTCGACGTCTCCGTAACTCAGATCATCACTGGCGACAAAGATGTCGTCAAACAGCTGTATGACCGTGCCACTACGCCGGGCCAGAAGCGCAAGATCATCCAGCGCGCTCAGGTCATGTACCAGACCAACCAGAACGTCGGCCGCGCCCGGCAGGCGAGGTTCCGGCGGGACGAGCAGACCGGCGAGAAGAACCGCTACGGGTTCTCTGGGCAGATGCCTACCGGCGCGAAGACCGTCGAGCGCAAGGCGGCGAAGCAGCGAATGGTCGAGGGGTACTACGCTCCCGAGGATGTCGAGTTTGGTGCGCCGCGCAGCAAGAAGCTGTACGTCGAGGCGTTCAAGAAGCTGAGCGACGTGGCCGAGAACATCCGGCTGGCCGGTGACGACGTCACGCCCCTGCAGAGGTTGTCCTTGGAAGCCGCCATAGCGGAGATGGACAAGGCGGTTGAGAAGGCACAGCCCACGCCGAAGACCGCTGAAATCTACGAGGTCACGTCTGCCTACTCTGCTGACGTGCTGGTTAACTTTTGGCGGGTGCAGGACGAGACGCCGGAGGTGCGCAAGAAGCGGGTCGCACGGGCCAACCGCCTGCGTCCGAAACTGGCTACTGCTATCGCCAAGACCGACGAAATGCTGACGCGGTTCCGCAAAGAGGTGTTGCCGGCTGAAACTGACCGGGCCAAGCGTACCCAGCTGGTGTACGCCTTGGCATACCTGCGTTCTCTGCGCGACTACGCACAGTTCGCCTACAACGCCGACAACCCGTCCACGCCTGCCCTGAATCAGATCGAGGACCTGATTGGGTTCCTCGACGAAGTTAACGGCATGTCTGATGAGGCTTTCGCCGCTGGCTACGCGAAGGTCACGAAGGCTTCACTCCGTGGCAGCCTTCGCCTGATCACTGGCGACCAGTCGTTCCGCAAGTTCGTGCTCGACCGTAGCAGAGCCAACCGCGACGCGGCCCTGCACGCCAAGCACGTCGCTGCTGTTCGGCTTGGCAGGGAGCTCACGGACGTCGGGATGAAGAAGTCCATGTACTTCCGCGACATGGTCATGCCGGTCATGCAGAAGTTCGCGGACTCGTTCATGGTTGACGGCTGGTTTTCCTACCAGCCCACCGTTGCCGAGATGGATTCCGTTCAGTACGCCCTGCAGAGGATGCTGCGCGACAAGCGCACTCCTCCTGAGCTGACGCAGCGGACTGCGAAATACTTCATGCAGCTTGGCTACACGTTCGACGAGAACGGAGTACTGCAGTACGAGGAGTCTTCGGAGCCGCCGCCAGAGGGGCAGAAGCCGCGCCGGCGGCAGGAGCGGTACACAAAGATCACTGACGAGAACCTCGACAAGCAGGCTCGGCTGAAGCACGAGACGCTGCTCGGTGTAGTGGACAATGTTACCGGCGAGGAGTACACGCCGGAGGTCTCCGCTTCTCCGCTCGTCCGTGAAGGCACTTCTGCAAGCATCTTCAAGCAGATACAGGAGACACGGGAGGTCGCCGCTAGGGCCGCTGAGCGGGAGGAAAGGTCCCAGACTGCCCGTGACCGGGTCCTCAACAGTCGTGTGCTTGGAGTGCTCACCCGGTACTCCAACAACCTCGCTGCTGCTCGCACTGCTGGAGCGGCGCGGCTCGCCGAGCAGAGGCTGTTCGCGGCCCTTGAAGAGCTTGGGGTTGAGGCGCAGCCGGGGAAGGGCAAGGAGAAGGATACTACCGCGCTCGTGCGCGCATTCGGTTACGACGTGAAGGTGCCGCTTGTTGAGCCTAGGCTCACCGGTGACACCCCCACGGCCTTGGAGGAACTCCGTCGCCTTGGTCGCGAGATGGAGATCCCGGACATCACCGCCCCCCTGCCGCAGTGGGCGCGTCCGGACATTGCCCCGACCTTTATGCGGACACCTGTTACTGCAGAGCAGGTCATCCCTGCGAGCACTCAGCAGCAGGCTGAGCTGTACTCCCGTGTCGCTGGGGTGATTGACCGTTTCCTCAAGCGTATCAGCAACACCAAGACGACGATCAACGGCATGGTGCGGGCTGAGCAGCGGATGGTGCGTGCCCTGCAGGCCCTCGGCGTGTGGCAGCAGGGCAAGACGCCCGCCATCGGGACCATCAAGATCGGCGACAAGTCCCGTTCGGTGCGTCTGGTGGCGGACGCTCTGCAGGCAAAGACGCTCCTCAAGCAGCAGGCCAAGGAGATCATGCTGAGCGTCAAGCCGCCGGCGGAGCCAAGCATTGTGACCGCGGCCCGGCGGACCGCCAGCCCTGAAGCCCGTGAGCAGCTTGCCGCTGCCGAGTCCAAGGCTCGGTCTACCCCGGTGGACGAGGAGACCGACCTGTTCATGCGGGCGATCGACCCGGACCTTTACAGCGAGGAGTTCACGGCGGTTGTCGACGAAATTGACGCGGCGATTAACCAGCTCGGTTCTGGCATGTCGGCCAACGATGCGCTCGACGTGTTCATGCGGAAGATACCGAAGGGTCACCCGTTCCATGCCGTCGCTCAGCGCCTGCTGATGTCGAACCTCGACGATGTAGTGATCCGCTACGATTTCGGGCGCCGCCTCAAGAAGAACGCCGCCGGTGCGTTCGTCCGCAACATGAACGGGCGCCCGACGGTCCTGCTCAAGTTCTACGAGGACACCGGGCTCAGTGCGCGTGGTGACGCACTAAGGTCTTACACGATACTGCATGAGCTGGCACACGCGGCTACCTACGGCGCCCTGCGCAACAAGCCTTGGTTTGCTCTTGAGCTGACGGGCCTGCGCGAGCACGTCCGGCAGTACCTTGAGGAGAGGATGGGCGGGCTGCCACCGACCGAGTACGTGCGCTATGGCCTTGAGAAGACCAAGCTCGACGGGCGGCCGAACCCCATTGACGAGTTCTTGGCAGAGGCATGGACGAATCTGGAGCTGCGCGCGATTTTGAAGCGTGTACCGGCTCCCACCCCTGCCACCACTCCGACCCTCTGGTCACGGGTACAGTCGGCGTGGGACGCGTTCAAGGCTTTGGTGCGGCGGGTCCTTGGCCTGCCCGAGCCTGTCAAGCCGGTGGATACCAGCGTGCTCGACGTGATCTTCTCGATGACCGATGAGCTGTTCACCGGCGAGAAGGTCGACATGACTGACATGCTTGAGGTGCGGATACCGGACGCGGTCCTTCGTGCCCCCGCCGCCGCCATTCTTGAAAAGCATGTTGGCATATCTAAGTGGGCCAAGCGCATCCGCGATTGGGCCGTGCCGCCTCTTGGCGCCATGAGCATGGAGCAGATTCGCGATCTGTACGCCAGCGGGTTCCAAGGTCCGCAAGGCAACCCGCTGACTGACTACATGACTGCGTACTTCAAGCGGGCTGCTGAGAACTCCCGATTGATGGAGCGCGCCGAGAAGATCGTGCAGCGGTGGACCACACTGCAGCAGAAGAACCCTGCAGCCGCCGTCGAGCTGTCGCGCGTGGCCACTGAGGCCAGCCTGTATCGCGTGTCGCCCGGCGAGGCGGTGACCAGCCTTCGCAACAAGCACCTGATAACGCCAGCAGGGCAGCAACGCTGGGCCGAGCTGAACGCTCGGTACCGCGCCATGCCGTCAGAGTACCGACAGATGTACGACGACCTGCAGGCCTACTACCGCAACGCGCTTGCCGAAGAGTCTACCCTGATCCTGCAGAACGCCCTGCGGTCGGTGTTGGCCACTGGCGCCGGTGCTCCGCTCGACATCGAGACGTTCGAGGATACGTTCACGCTCAAGAAGCTCGAGGGCATCACGCCGGAGAAGCTGAATGAGATGCTTGGCGATCTCGCCACGCCTGACATGAAGGCGACGATCAACCAGCTTGCTCGCCTGCCGGAGATGCGGCAGGGTGACTACTTCCCCCTGATGCGTTACGGCGACTTTGTTGTGTACGCGTCGCGCGAGACCGAGCGCAAGACGTTCACCAACAACAAGGAAGCGCAGGCGTATGCAGCGACAAAACGCCGCGATGACCCGACGCTGGATGTTGGCGTCTTCGCGGTCGACGACAAGTTCGTAGTGCGGGTCACCGAGAAGGAGTTCAGCACTGCCGAGTCGCGCACCGAGGCGGAGGAGATCCGCCAGCGGATGGTGGAGACCTACGGCGCTGACGCTGTGTCCGACGTGCAGCGCCGGTCGCAGTTCGCACAAGACGCGGTGATTCAGTCGAACTCTGCTCTTGCCTCTATTCTCGGCAGGCTGGAGGGCAACGCGGCGGCGCAGGCGGCTATCAAGAACTTCTACCTGCGGTCGCTTTCGGACTCCAGCTTCCGCAAGCACGAAATTCGCCGCAAGAACCGGCTGGGCGTGAACTACGACATCCAGCACCGGAACTTCGCCAATTACGCCAAGCAGTCGGCGTACTACACCTCACAGCTGCAGTACGGCTGGCAGCTTGGCCGGCACCTGCGGGATATGGATGAGTTCGCCAAGCGGACCCGTGGCACCGACGACATCTCGGCCGTGCGCCGCGGCGACGTGGTGAACGAGCTGAAGAAGCGCGACGAACAAATGGCCGAGCTGCCGGACATCGTGAAGATCGTGAGGCGCGGGACGGAGTTTGCGCAATTCATCTCTCTCACCACACCTGCGTACTGGATGACCAACGCCACCCAGCCGTGGATGATCACGCTGCCGTGGCTGGCCGCCCGGTACGGCTGGCGGTCCGCTGGCGCTGCCTTGGGTATGGCGCAGAACCTCATCAAGTCGCGGATCCTCGAGGCAGTGGTCGACTCCAAGGGCGGTATTGCAGCTGCACGCAAACTGACCGGCAAGGTAGCGGCTGAGCAGGCGTTCTCGGTCATCGACCAGATCATCGATCAGATCCGGAACGACTCCAGCCTGCCGGACGGCAGGGGCGAGAAGTACATCGCCATGCTGACCGAGCTGCGTCGGAACAACGTCATCGACCTGTCGTGGATTGCAGAGCTGCGCGACATTGCTGAGGGGCAGGACCTATCCCCCACCCAGCGGCTCCTCGACGCCTCTCGCATCATGGCCCACCTGACCGAGGTGAACAACCGCGTGCTGGTGGCCATCGCTGCCTACGACCTCAAGTACAACGAGGTGGTAGAGGCTGCCGGTGAGGTTGAGGCCGACCGGCAGGCTACGCTGTACGCCAAGACTGCGGTCTCCACGACGCAGTTCAATTACGGCGGCGCCAACAAGCCGCGGTGGTTCCAGACGAACGGGCCTCTCGGTGCCGGTGCTCCTCTCGTAACACAGTTCATGCAGTGGCCGCAGCACATTTACGCCATGATGGGCATGAACCTGTACAAGTGGACGAAGGGCGACAAGGAGGCCAAGCGCATCTTCCTGAACGTGCTTGCCACCCACACTCTTGCCGCCGGCGTGGCTGGCTCCATGTTCCAGCCGATTAAGTGGGCTGCCGGTCTGGTGCTCGCGCTGTTCGGCGACGATGACGAGCCGTACGATGCGGCGTCGGCGGTCAGCGGGCAGGCGTTCGACTGGTGGTTCCAGAAGAACCTCGCCGCGATCACCGGCTCGCCGGCGCTGGCTGAGGCTGCCACCAAGGGTATCCCGGCATTGCTCGGCGTCGACCTGTCGAAGCGGCTCTCGATGGGCTCCATCTTCATGGCCGACCTGCGGCCTGAGAATGCTGACTCATTCCTTGGTAGCGCGGTTACGTCGTTCGGCGGACCGTGGGTCGGCATCGGCGTGCAGTGGGGGCGCGGTTTCCAGCAGGTCATGGAAGCGTCTGCCAACGGCGACGTGCGTGGGTTCTTCCGCGGCTTGGAGTTCGTCATGCCGAAGATCGCCCGCGACTTCCTGCGCGCTGGTCGCTTTGCTACTGAAGGCATCACGTCTACTCGAGGCGACGTACTCATCCCGGCGGACGACGTTTCCCCGCTGGAGCTGTTCACCCAGAGCCTTGGCCTTACCCCGACGGCGGTTTCCCGCTTCTACGACAAGCGGGAGTACCTCACCCGCCGGGCGCGCCTTGCCTCTGAGCATAAGCAGGAGATCGTCACACGTATCCTGAAAGCCGACCCGTCTGAACGGGGCAAACTCATCAGCGAGGCTGTTCAGCATAACAAGATGTACCCAGACGCCCCGATAAGCATCGCTGGTCTGATTCAAGCCATGCGGAACAAGCGTGAGCGCGAGGTGCGCACGCAGACCTACGGAGCGAATCTGAATGACCGACAAGCAGCAGTCTTCGGGCGCGAAGCAGACTTTCTCAGGTAGCGACCGCCCTACATGCCCCCGTTGCGGGCGCAAGATGATCCGTATGGCCCGCACCGCTACTGGGCGATTAAGGTGGGGGTGCAGGTCAAGGAGCGGCGGCGAGGACAAGTACTGCTACAGCACAACTACACCCATAGATGGGTACGTGGCGAAGCAGAACGGGACAAACGTGCGCGTCGACCGCCCACGGTTCAAGCGTAGCCTGACTCGCCGCCGGCTCGTAGTGACATCGGCTCAGAACGCCACGCCAGTCCACGCGGGGTTCCTAGAAGCACTGAAGGGCTACTGTTCGGTCTGGGACGCCGACCTCGTGGTCATCCCGACCCGCTACAAGAACCCGACTTCCCGGTGGAGTCAGTCGCAGCAGAACGCTGAGGTGTGGGACCCAGCCCTCACTCCGTACCTGCACAACCAGCGGAAACGTCTGAGCAAGCACCTTATCCTGCTCGGGGACATCAAGACCGTCCCCACTGCCCAGCACCCGCTATCCGGGTTCGAGGGCATTACCCACGGCGAGTCGGGCATCCTCGGCCATTCGAAAATGGCTCTGCGGACAATTGCAACCCCGCACGGCGCCCTGCCCAAAATCATGACCACGACTGGTGCGGTGACCGTCCGGAACTACACCGACAGCAAGGCGGGAAAGAAGGGTGAGTTCCACCACGTGTTTGGAGCCTGCGTCGTCGAGCTGGATGGCTCGCGCTTCCACCTCCGGCAGATCAACGCCATGGACGATGGCTCGTTCATCGACCTAGACACCGAGTATCTGCCGGACGGCACGGTCCGCCCTGCCCCTCCGGCTTTGGGACTGGTGATGGGCGACACACATGTCAGGTTTGTTGACCCAAAGGTGGTCAAGGCCACGTTCGGTCCCGGCGGCATCGTCGACAGATTGAACCCCCAAGCTCTCGTCTGGCACGATGTGCTGGACGGCTTTGCAGTCAACCCACACGAGCGCCATGACCCATTTGCAGCAGTCGCCAGACACAGAGACGGAAGCGCCGACTTCGCTCGAGAGGTGGCGGAGGCAGTGCATTTCATCCGCGAAAAGTCGGCGGGCCGCCGGGCCTACGTCGTCGCCTCCAACCATGACGACTTCTTCCGTAGGTGGCTGGTGGACTCGGACTGGCGGAAAGACCCCACCAACGCGGTCTTCTACCTGAAGACGGCCGCCGCCCTTGCCGAGCAGGCAAAAGTAGCTGAGGGTGGGGCCAGCTACCCAGACCCGTTTGCCTTGTGGTTAGAGTCGCAGCTGGACGAACGTGACGACATCCGTTGCCTGAAGCCAGACGAGTCCTGCCTCATCGGGGGTATCGAGTGCGGCTTCCACGGGCACCGCGGCCCGGACGGCGCAAAGGGCACGGTGAACAACTTGTCCAAGATTGGCGTCCGCGTGATCTCCGGCCACAGTCACAGCCCTGCCATAGAGGGCGGGCACTATAGAGTAGGCACA